TAGCCCGACTTTGCTGCGCTCCTCGGCGCAGTGGGGGCACGTCATGTATTTATCGGGGATATAATGCCCGCAGGTCTTGCACTGCATTTCGTCTCCTTCGTTCCAAACGGCAAAATGCCCTGGCGCTTTACACACCAGGGCATCTCAGGGTTTATACGGATCTAGGGGCAGGCCTCATGCAACCTGCCCCCGGATGACGAAGGCAAAATAGTTAACTAGGCCGTGGTCCAGTTTACCTTTTTGCCCTCGGGCTGCTGGAGCCAGTTCGATGCGGCAGTAGACCGCATACTCGACTCCATCGGTTTCCACGCGCTCCACTGTCTTCAGGAGAAACTCGCGCTTTTCGTCAAACGTCTTTAGGCCGTCCAGGCCCTCGCGCATCTGCTCACAGGTGTCTACTATTCGGTCGCGGCTCGGCAATGCGACCACGGCTGTCTCACGCGCCTCTACCTCTAGTGCCTGCCGATCCCGATCCATCTCCTTCAACTGTGCGGCCGCTTTGTCGCGGGTGCGCTGCGGTAGATCCGAGAAGAGAATGCCTTCGGCGCGTTCATAGCGTTGCTTGAGGCGGGCCAGCCGAGCCTCCACGCTGATAGCCTCGGGCTTCGCGCAGGCAGTTTCGGCGTGGTACTCCTTAGCGAGTCTGTAGGCCGTCTCCGGCTCGCGCAGGCGATTCCGCACTCCCTCTATCACTAGCCGCTCCATGAGCGACCGGGAAATCTGCGGGCCGCGGCATAGCTTAGTCCGCGTGCGGTCGTCATAACGGTTGGAGCAGGAGAATGACAATTTAACGTTGCAGACCCAACGGCGCTTACACGGCTTCCCTGAAGGCAATAGGCGGGAGCACCGAATGAATCCCGATAGTAGGTTCTGCGTCGGAGGCCGTCCCGCCCGCGTTCCGTTCTCGGCCAGCATGACCTGAACCTTCTCGAACAGGGCCTTACTGATGATCGCCGGGGTTTCCATCGTAACCTCTACCGCGATGAGGTCCTCGCCCTTCACGGTCGTAATGTAAACGCCAGTGTATATCGGATTACGAAGAAGCTTGAGCAGTGAGGGATTACACCAGGGATTGCCGCGCTTGGTGAGGATACCTTCCTTGTTCAAGGCCATCTGGATGCGAAAGGCCGAACCTCGCTTCGCATACTGCTCGAAGATCCATCGCACCCAGTAGGCCTCGGCAGGGTCCTCCTCGATATAGCCACACTGGAATTTCCCGCCGGGGAGCCGCACGCCCAGGTGGTACTTATAGCCGAAGCAATGCGGGTCGTTGATCTGGCCCTGCTGCGCCTTTTCCAGACGGCCCTTAGAGGTACGTTGCAGAATCATGTCGGCTTCCAATTCCGCAACCGCCGCGAACTGGGTCCACATGAATTTACCCTGCGGACTGTCGTCGAACTGCTGAAGGGCGAAGGCCGCCACCACGCCTTCTCTCTTGAGCATCGCGCGGAAGGCCAGGGAATCCGGCACGTTGCGGCCGACGCGGGAAAGCTCCAGCACCAGCGCCCCGCCGATCTGCTTCTCCTTCGCCAGCTTCAGTAGACGCTGATAGTCCGGCCGCTCTTCATTCCGGCCTGACTTCGTGTCGAGCAGGATGAAGTTCTCAGGAACGGAGACACCGATCTCTTCCGCTAGCCGCAAGAGCGTCTTCCTCTGTGAAGCCGGAGAATACTTCTCACCCTGATCCTTCGAACTTACCCGGATGTAGATCGCCCACGGTAGACTCACTTGCTTCAGCGTCAGCTTCAGCGACTCCTGCCTCGGCGTTAACCCTCTCATCGGCGCGCTCACTTGCGGACTCCCTTCTTCGCCGCGCGGCCACGTTGAGTAGAAACCTTACCAGATCGACGTTCGCCCGCTGAGCCTCTGGCCCTGGTTCCGCTCCGTGAATTGTCCCGCGTAACTCCTGCTCCGGTCTCTTCATGGATGATGCTCAAGATCGCGGCCACCCTGGCCTGCGCTGTGGCGAGTGCGCGTGTGGCTAGCAGCCGCCGCGCCTCGCTGTAGTCTTCTGTCTGGGCGTTCTCCTGGATGATGCGGCCTTCCACATCGCGGAAGATCATCCACCAGACGCGCCCGCGTCGTTGCACACTGCCTGCGCCGTAGGGCAGGCCGTTCGGGTTGACACGCGGACTGCCGGGAAGTTCGTTGCTTCTCCGCGCCGCCGTGGCCGTTGTCGTTGTTTGTTTCATGCATAGTATTTTAATACACTTTATATCGCGGATGTTAGGCCCACCCCTTGCCCACGCGCTCGGCGAACTCCCGCATCTCTTCATCGAGCTTCGCCATGAAGGCAACGTCCCTCGGGGTGGCATCGTCAGTGCCAGCATCCAGCGCATTCATTAACAGGGAATAGTAGGCCCACGCGCCGCTGTAAAATGCCCGCCGTGATTCCTGGACCTGAGTCGCGCTCGCCTCGCGCGGAATGACCGCGATCCGATATTTCATCCATTCGGTTTCCAGAATCTTCATACCTGCTCGCCTTCATCCGATATGTGGAAGCCGAACGACTCCTGCTTTTCGGCGGAGGTCATCGGTTCGTACCGGATCACGTCGTCGGGGTTCTCGATGCGGACGATGGCCTTCATGCCGGGACGCGGCGTGTCCATGAGCGGAACCACCTCGACCTCGCGCATTTCGTACTTGTTGTTGATCTTCATTGCCAAATCGGCAGAGCGGATGCCCGACTCTTTTATCTGCGCCGCGAACGCCGCGGCTGCGCTGCTCCTTTGCTCTCGAAGGTCAATGAGGTCCTGGCTTTCCCGCGCCAGGGACTCGCCCAGGTGGCGGATCTCCTCATCGGTGAAGACATAGCGCACCTCTTCATAAAACCGTTTGTCCATCGTCATTGCTCCCTGCCTGGATCATGAACTTCAGATAACCGCATAACGCGCAGGCCGCGCCGCGTGATGTCCGCCTCGACCGCTTCTAGGATCTGCGCGAACGCGGTGTTGTGATCGTGGTGCAGAACCCAACACAGCGCGGAGACGTGTTCGAAGCTGGCGGCATCGTTCATCTCTACGCAGTACTGGCCCACTAGATCGTGAGCGCGTTGAATCTGGTCGAGGTCGCGCCGCTTCATCTGGTCCTCGACTGCGGTAGTCACGATGGTATCGGTGAGCAGCCGCAGCGTCTGCACTTCCTCGACCAGCGCCTGTACTAACGCAACCGTATTACCCGGCCACGGCTGGTCGGGAAACAGTTCTCTCCAGATTTTCTGAAGGTTCATCCGTTGGCCGCTCCTTCCGCACGTATTTCGAGAGACTCCGATGTCGGTGGCTTCCGCTGAATCGCGCTTAAAACTTCTTCCGTAGTCGCTAAGCGCATCAGCACCGAATCCGCCCAATACACCATGCCGCGCTTTCCCCAATTCTGATGGCGGTGATGTTCCAGCTCTTTCAGCGCCGAAATCTCGCCGCCGAATAATCCAGTGGGACATTCGGCGGGACACTGATAGCGAAGGTCTGCTGCGCTTGGCTGTGGATCGAGGTGTAGGAACAGCAGCCAGAGATCGAACCCGAAGCGCCGCCGGATCTCCAGGTAGTGTTCGTAATATTCAACGTCGATGCCGGTGGTCCACTCCGCGCTGTTGCGGTGCCACGTAAAGTTACTCTTGCGCTTCGTCTCTACCCAACACACCCTTCCCTGCCGGAACATGAGGCAATCGGGAGCCACCAACTCACTGTCGTCAGGCAGGGTAAGGCGTGGCCCCTTGTTGGACTCTTCGGTTTCGATCTCGTACACGGGCAGCAGGCTCCAGCCCTTGCGGAGTAAATAGCGGACGATGTAGTTCTCGCCGATCCGCCCGAACGCGAGGGCCTGCTGAAAGCTCATTCCGCTTCAGCCCCCCACTGTTTCCAGCCCTCGCGCTTCGCCCGCGCGAACATTTCGAGCTTCGCGCCAGGGCAGAGGCTTTCCACTAGCGCGTAGAATTCGACCGGCTTCGCGGAGTGCTTTCCGCGCGGCGCGATGAGCGCCGTCGTCTGGTTCGTAAGCGTCACCAGCGGCTTTCCCTTGATCGCCAGCAGGCAGTGCTCTGTTATGCCGCGCAGCCAGTCGCCCGTGCCCATCTGCGTCTTCACCCAGGTGAGCATCGTCTTCTGATCGAAGCCCCAGGCGTCGAGCACCGTGAATCCTTCACGCAGGAAAGCGTTGGTCGTCCACAGCCACAAGACGCAATCATCGGCGGCGCGAGCGCGAACCTCCTCGCCCTTGTCGCGGATGGCCTCCAGCGTCATGTCGGGATATGGGTTCCGCGCCCGATGCGTGGCGTCGTCGGCGCGGCTGGCATACGGCCACGGCGGGTCGGCCACGATGACGCGGAACGGCCCCTCGGGCAGTGGCTCCGGCTCGTTGCGGATCTGCTCGACCACTGCCTCCTTCTTCTGCGCTTTTACATCCTGCTTGGCTTCCCGCAACAGGCCAGCGGTGGTCGCTTCCTTCTTCGAGTTCCGAGCTTCCTTCAGATATCCCGCGAACTTCGGCTCAGGCACCGCTGCGACTTGCTGATAGCGCGATGCGGCGTCTTTACTGATCTCGGCACTTCTGATGGCGTGGCGGTATTGGGAAATCAACTTCGGAGGCTGCGAACTTGATTTTCTATCGCCACCGCGATCCTTCTCCAGCTTCGCTAGGAATAGTCCAGCCCCGCGCTGCGCCCGCAACTTGATCTCCTCGGCTTTGCGGGCCGCGCCTTCCCCGATTTTTGCCGCCTTCACATAAGTGCGAGCGGCTTCCGCGATGTCGATGATCTTTTTGAAGTCGCTCAGATCGGAGGCGTTGGCCAGAGCCTGCTCTGCGTTGCTCAAACGAATTAGCGCTGGATGGTTCGCGGGGCTCATTCGATTCCTTCAAATAGCGGCGGCACTCTGTCGCGCTTCAGCACACGCGGCGTCGGCGCCCGCTTCGGTTTCGCGTGATGCGGATCATCACGCGGAAGACTCGCGAAGAAGGCCTCATCCTGGCCCCGCGCCTTGCCGTGGAGCAGCCCGCCGCACCGGCAGGAGCATCGCTTCGTTGTCGAGGTCTCACACCGATGAGCGACGTTCATCGACAAGCGCTTCAATCAGCGACCTCCAGCTTGAACTTCGCCGCGTATACTCTCCCGTGGGTCGTGCAGAAGAATCGCAGCCGGTGAGACCGATCCCGCAGGCCGAAGCGGTTAGTCGTATCGAACTCGATCATTACGAAATAGGCCCGCCGAAGCCCGCAGCGACAACACTTGCCCAGGTCGCCGGCATGCGCCCGGTGCAGGACCCGCGTCGTCATCGGCGCTTTATCCTGGTGGCGCGTTTCTTCGCGTGCTCCTCGTTTTGTTCCGTAAACGCTGTTGCCTGTGCCTGGTTCTCCTCCGAATACGTCTCGCGGATCGCCCGGTCGAAGCTCTCCCGCTCTATGTAGTAGGTCGCCGTGATCGAGAGCACGCCGTCCACGGGACAGTCAATACGGAAGTCGGCGCACTGCGCCGGAAGAACGCCGCACTCGATCAGCTTCATGATGAACGGGTGGCGGAACGTGTAGAACCGCCGCGTGCGTTCGCCCCAGTTCTCTGCCGTGTCTTCCGACTCCTGGCCCAGGATCACGATCTCGGGGTCCGGCTTGCCGGGTGGAAAGTTGGAGTTCATCGCAAGCCCTCTGCAGGCAGATACTGCGTGAAGTCCGCGATCCGCTTGTGAAGGTCTTCCATCGCCCCGTCCTGCTGTCGCGCGACATCTTCCAGGAAGGGGAGGCCGGTGCGGATAGACTCCGCGACCTCCGCGCGGGTCGCCTTCCGGCCCTCGGCCCACCACTCTATCTCGATGGGGTCGCCGACGTGGATCAGAACGCCGCCCTCCTCGGGGTGGAATATCTCAAAGTCGCGGGCGCACCACAGCAGAGCCACGCCGGGATTGCGTGTGATCGACACGCCACCGAGACTCTCCGCGCCCAGCTCCTTAAGTTCGTCAGGCCCGCGCCGGGTCATGTGCGGCCGAGCCAGGAACGGGCAGAACCGCGCCGCCCACCGGGCACACTCGCGATGACACGGCGGCTCGCTGGTGGTGCGCGTGATGCCGCACATCGGCCCAAGCACGAAGCACAGCCATGCGCCGAGCTTCTTGCCGCAGATCCAGCAGAGTTTCTCCTTCACGGCCCGCTTCCACTTCAGCGGACTCATCACGCGGAACTCTGGTACGCCGCCGATCCACTGGACGAACCATGGCACCGGGAATCCGCGGTCGTCGATAGGAAGCTCTAGCATTCGAATCGGAATGTCCTTCAGTTCAGGCCGTAGCTTGACAGGGCACTGGTCCATGTTTTTCCTCCTCGTACTTCTGAATCACGGCGGTTAAGTCCGCGATCAGGTTTCGCTCCTCCGGCATCAGATCGAACAGATTGCCTTTGAAGGACAGGGTTACCGAAGCGTTGCCGTTGAACTTCAGGCATCGCGTCGAATCGTCGGCCCACTGGCGTCGGCTCATAGCTTCTCCTTACATTCGTGCCCGCCCTTTTTGACATACCGTTGGCACGCCTTACAGAACTCTCGGCACCAGGGACACGGCATCATTTCGTCGTAAAGTTCCTCATCGATAGATTCAGGACGCGCCCCTACGCCGCCGCAGTGAACGCACACGCCGGGTTTGATCTTCTCGGTATCGGGTTCGCACATGATGCGGGGCACAAGATGGTTGCCCCACCGAACCCAAAGACCGCCGCTCACTTCGGCGGCTCCTCAGCCTGCGGATCAGCGGCGCCTGCATCGTGCGCGTAACTGGGCTGGCTCAGTATCCTGTCGCGGGCGCGTGAGGGCTTCGAGGCGTCGGCTTCGCCCAGGAGGTCGTTCCATGTGCCGGTCGCGTCCACCGCTTCCGTGTCTTCGCGCTCTACGGCATCGCGCACATCCGGCGAGAGCGGAAGCCATTTCGAATGTCGGCGAAAAGCGGTCTTTTTGGCCATTTCATCAAAGTCGGTTTTCCACGGTCCAGAGTCTGCGGCCTTGCTGCGCTTGCGAATCTTCTCGACCTCAGCCATGTTCATGACGATGAAGTCTTCGCTCCCGTCCTTCAGCCGAACATAGCTGTAAGCGGCAACCTTCTCGCCGCCGCGATCCTTCGCGTTCGGCTTGTGCCTCAGGTGGGCCTCGGTGCCGTAGGCGTATGACCACTCGTCATTCTCGTAGACCACATCGGCGTGGATATAGCTCACGTCGCCAGACCGGCGCACCAGTTCGGCGAGCCCCTTATAGTCAACGATCAGCGTGCATTCGACTAGCGTCTTCCGCTGGCTGCAATCGCACTTGCTACACTGCTGGCCCTTGTGCTCGTCCATCAGATGGCCGCACTGGCAATACTTGTTGTTCTTGAACGGAATGAGGTGCGCCCTTCGCCCGTCAGGCTCCAGGCCATAGCTAGACAGGTCCAGCAGGCAACGGAACAGGCTAGGCCTGGAGCACTCGGCCAGTTCCGGTATCCGCATCATCGTGGTGAGCGCGATCCGCACGAAGCGGTCAGGCCGCATGATCGTCGGCAGCACTTCACGCAGCGCGGCCTTGAACTCTGCGCCGCGCAGAATATCCTTCACTGTGCCGGGGCGCTTCGCGAGTTGCTCTGATGCCTGCTCCGCGACGGTGGGTTTATCCAGTTCCTGCGGCTGTTCCGGGTTCATACGGTGGTCTCCTCGGTTTCCTGATCCACGCTGTCGCCGCGCTTGGGGCGGTTGAGTAGCGGGTGATTGATGTGAATGCGGCGCGAGCCTGTCTTCGTGTGCTCGTACCGCGCCTCGATGACGGCCCGCTCCTGCTCGTCCTTGACGAAGTTATGAAGGAGGGCAATCGCCATCGACTGCCAGTCGGTCCATTCCTTGTCCTTCGCCTTCCGCCAGGTAAAGCGGCCACCTTCCCATCGCAGGCCCTCGTGCTCTCGAATCGCGTCCTTGATCGCCAGTTCCAGGCCATTGCGATCTCTGACCAGTTCCCGCTGCGCGAGCCGCAGCAGGACATATTGCTCCAGGAGTTCCACTTCCTCAGCGGTCGCTTCGCGGACATCGGCCTTCTGCTTCGGGTAGGTCTTCTGGAGCCAGCGGGCGGCGTCATCACCGTTGCCCAGTGGCGGGCGCTCATCGCCCACTAGATACCGCAGCCACCACTCCTCGGCCCGCCTCAGCATCGTTTCCTCGCGGCGGGCATCGAGCCGCTCCACGGTGTAGATGCGGGGCAAGCCTTCGCCCAGAAGCGCGACCACATCCCATTGCGGATAGTCCATCGCGCTCATGTACCACCAACATTGGAACAGCACGCGGTCGGGCATCTCGTCGGTTTCCCATCCCCAGTCCGCCCGCTTGTCCCAGAAGACCGCCTTAGCCTCGACGCCGAGCCGCTGGCCAACCACCAGCCCATCCGGCGAGTAGACCTGGAACGGCCGGATCGGATGCTGGTAAGTGATGTCGCAGTACGAAACCTCGCGCTCCATGATGTGTTCGTAGAGCCGCAGGATTGCTGGCTCCAGGATCTTACCGACCATCATGTTCGGCGTTTGGGGCTCTAACTCCAGCCCCCCCTTCTTACCGGCCCAGACGGAGAAGGCGTCCTTAAAGCCATCCGCGCCGAACAGAGCGGCAATGTCTGATCCACCGATCGCGAGCCTACGAAGATTGTGGTCGATCACTTCTGTTTCTCCAGAACGGGAACGGCCCACGAATCGAAGGCTCGCGTTCTAGACCCGTCATTGTAGGGGTCGCCCACGCGCGTGATCCGCATTTTCACACCGTGGTGGTCGAAGATATTCCCGACCTGCGCATGCCGGATCTGCGTTTTGGTGTACGGGGCTGTGTACTTTTTCTCCGTCATCATCCACTCCTTTACGCTAAGGTACGGTTCCCAACTCAGCCACACCCTGAGGGCATGGCAGCATTCCCCGCAGACCCACTGGCCCACGAAGAAGACTTCCCCCGGCGCGGCCCCGCACTCGTCGCAGGGATAAGACTGCTCCTCCAGCCGCGCCGAGGTGATGTCTCCGGTCGCCATTTACGCGCTCATGGCCTTGGGTTCGCTGCTACGCTTCGCCCGCTTCGCGCGCTTCCGCTTGGGCTGTGCCGGCGTCTTCGCTGCCTCGGTATCCTCACCAGGGGCTGGGGGCAGGCCTCCTGTGATGCGGCCCATAACGAGGTCGTCAATGAGCGTCCCTTGCGTGCAGCCGCGAGATTCCATTCGCTCCTGGACCTCGCAGCCGTAGTTGATGCGGGCCAGGGTCTTACGCATGATCTTGGTATTGATGCGGGCAAATAGGTCGTTCTCTTCTGCCTCAGCAATAGGCAGCACTTTCGTTCGAGTCGGCATAGACGCACTTCTCCTGTGGGTACAGCGGTTGACGGTTGTGGGGGGCATCCGCGCATCGGTAGGTTATCGCCGCCTTGGCGATGCGCTCCCCTTGAAATTGCGATGTTATGCCTGCGCGAACATAGCTGTCAAGCCCTAAACTGAGCGTGCTCAGTAACTTGACACAAAGTCTGTGTAGGCTGTGTTATACGCTGTGTAGCGCGCGTGACATCAGGTTACTGCACAGCAGGACATTCAAGGTTACACACGGAAGTACACGAGGTTTGTGTACGCGGTGTGGTGGTTGTGTGGCAGGAACATGTATTCGACATCAAAAACACCAGCAAACCTGCTGGTTGGTGTAAGTGAATTATTCTGGTGGCCACGGAAGCGATCACAACTACTGGGTTGATTCCGCATAGCTATCATGGTGTCCAAAAGTGTTATACACCCGTCGCACTTTAGGCGCCACCAAATGGTCGTAAAAAAAATTCTGAGGGTGTATCAGATATCCCCGATACTACCGATGGTAGTAGGTCAGAAGCTCCGTGTATCATGCCTCGCTCAGTGACTAGCCCTTTCGAGCTACTTACAGCGAATACCCGAAAGATAGCAACAGTCAGGGATTCTCCGGTCGGATGTTACAGCATCTTGTTGACGGTGGCCTCCACCGAACCCTGGAGAGCTACATCGGTGATATCTTTCCCGTCCGCTTGCACCGCGCTATCCATCACCACAGGCGGTTGGAGTTGCATCGCGGTCTGGTCGGGCTGTTGCATCGCGGTCGCTGCCCATCTCAAGCGGGTGTTATGCGCGGGCACGTTGTTTGCCTCGCCTACGATGGAATCGGCGTACTTTAGAATGGCGACTTTGATCCTGCCCCGGAACTCCAGGTCGATCATCAGTGCCGCGCTCTCGTCGTATGTCATGAATCCTCCCGTTTAGTTGGCTGTCTGCTCCAGTGCGATTACTCGCCGGGTAAGTTCCTGCGTAGCGAGAATCAGATAGCTCACAAGGGCTAGGGGATTTACCCCTAGCAGTTCCGTGTCGTCGGCGTCGTCTGGCCGTAGCTTCGTGCGGAAGGACTCGATGGCCTCGGGGATGACTTCGCGAAGCTCCTGGGCGATCACGGACACGAGCGGTTGGCCCGCTGTGTGATTGCCCACGCCGTTCCACTC